GATGAAACAATATGCAAGCTTGAAGACGACACAAAAAGAAAGCCTTTTGTATATGCTGAAATACGAAAAATACGAAAAAAGCACTATACAATAGCAAGGAATGACGCTTTTTTGTTTGATAAGGCATATCATCTTGCTTCAAGTTCGTGGTATAACACACAAAAGAAGTTTATAGGTAGAGGATTTGAGTTCTCAAAAGTTATAAAGTTGCAAATGCTAATAAAAAAAGAGCCGTGGCTTGTAAAGTATTTTAAGCTTAATATGAAACATTTTGAGCAATTAGAAAAAAGCTACTCACTTGATAAGCATATTTTTAGAACTGCAAAAGTTACAAATGCTCTTTTAAAAGAGATTGATATAACGCTTGCAAGATACAACTATAACAAAAGAAAACTATGAAAATAAGAATAAACGAGCATAAAGTAGTGCTAAATGTGGAGCATTACGACGCTAAGACGAAGGTGGCAACTGTTAAAATTGTTGGTACTATGTGCAAGTTTCAAGAACACGAATATAGCGTTGTGGAGGATTAGGAATGAATTATACTGTATATGTAGGTATGCCAAGCGTCAGAGGAAGCACACAAGCGATTGAAATTGAGATTGATGACAATGCAACGGAAGAGGAAATTGAGGAGATATGCAGAGAGACTGCGTTTAATGAAGTGGAATGGTACTTTGAAAAAGGAAGAAGATGAGAGAGAATAAATTTAGGGCGTGGGATACAAAAGAGAATAAGATGTTAGAGGTTGTAACACTTGAACAACTTGTTACAGGTGGCAGTCTTTGTAGCAAAGAAGACTATAAAAATAAGATTTCTCTGCAATATACAGGCTTAAAAGACAAAAACGGCGTTGAGATTTATGAGGGGGATATTGTAAGATGGGGAATGGGTGGTTTAGAGCGTTCTGGAGTAAGATATGCTTCAATTGAGCTTTTTCCATCTTTAAAATTTAGACTATTGTTTTATGAGAATGAAGAAACAGGCGAAAGAAAACCACCAGTAAGGACTTATTCTTTTGACTTCTCAAATTTCATTTATACAGACACAGAGAAGTACCTTGAAGTCGTCGGTAATATCTACGAAGACAAGGAGTTATTAGATGTTTAAAGTAGGCGATAAAGTCTGGTGCTATTCAATGCAAAAAAAAGGTAAAGTAAAAAGTGTAACAAAAAGGAGAAACGGTTTTAGTTCCTCTTATCCAATTAGAGTTAAATTCAAAAATGGCATATTCGAAAACTTTACAAAAGATGGGAGATTTGCAACAGAGGATAAAGCCCCTGATTTGTTTAAAAAAGAGATGACTATGGTGGAGAAGAAATGAACAAAGATTTAAGAACAAAGATAAATGAATCTGAATTTTATGCAATACAAACGGCTTGCTTTGATAAAAATATAGGATGGGATAATTCAGGTCTTGTTGCAAGAAACTATTTTGATGATTGTAACTTTATGTATTATAGGAGCAAATCGAACTCTATTCAGTATGGCATTCACGAGTGTAATTTTGAGATAGATATAGCAGAGGAAGTTACTGCGTTGGAATTTATAAAAAGGATAAATAAATGTTAAAAGTATTATGTGAGGGATGTACTCCCACAAAAGGCTCTGAATATAGTGCAGGGATTGACTTATATGCCTCTGAAGATGTTGTTATAATGGCTGGAGAGACTGCTGTTGTTGGTCTGGGGGTTTGTATTGATTTGGAAAAATCTTTTATAAAGTTACAAAAAATCGTTAATAAAACATTTTTTAATGAAAGGACACAAAGATTTAAAGAAACTCACTATTTAGAACTACATCCAAGAAGTAGCCTAAGAGCAAAAGGGTTTATCTCAAATACAGGCATAATCGACATTGATTATAAAGATGAAATTAAAATTATTATACATAATCCAATTATTAGGGTGCTAGATAGCTTTGATTTAGTTGGTGTAGAGTGCGATAAAGAGAATAGTTTTATTGACGGTTCTTATGAATATACAATCAATAAAGGGGATAAAATAGCACAAATACTTTTAAAAGAACACCAAGGCTTTTTAATGGGCGTTAAAAGCAATGAAGAGCGTGTCGGTGGATTTGGTAGCACTGGAGAGTAGATATTTCGCTATAATCACACTATAAAAAAAGAGAGGAAAATATGGCAGAAGATGAAAACATAGTCAAAAATGAGGGCTTAAAAGAAGTTGGCAAAGGCTTTATAGCATTGGCAAATCTTGTTTTTGTTATTTTCTTACTCAATAATTACCTACAAAAAGATAATTTTAGTATGCTAGGTGTGCTTTTATCTATCTATGGTATCATAATGCTATATGTTACAGGCTATACAGCCATCAACAAAGGAGATGCGAAATGCTAGAATTTGGAATAATCGTTGCAGTAGTAGCAACAATAGCTTATTTTGTAGTGAAAAAAATACCTAATGTAAAGACTCATTAAAAGGAAAGAGTATGGCAGAAGATGAAAACATAGTCAAAAAGACTTGTAAAGAGTTGGGGATTACGCAGAAGGAGTTGGCTGAGAGGTTGGGGGTTAATGATGGGACTGTTAGACAATGGTCATCTCAAACTAAACCACCAGAATGGGCTATAAAATTTATGAATGTTCTTATTGAAAATAAATTGCTAAATGAACGAGTAACTAAATTCTCAACAGCTCTTAATATGCTTGATGAAGCAAGGGTGTGACATTTTGTCATACCCTTTGTTAATAAGATTAACACTTATAACTTGAAAATGTAAATAAAATTAACTTTTACTATTGACTTGTGTTAATTTAATTGATATAATTCTCTCACATTTGTTATTAACAATAACATTGTTCTTTAAAACAGAGAGATTTAAAAGTTAAAAGTGTGCTATACTTTGATTATGAAAAAAACCAGAAAGATTGTAGAGAATGTCGCATTAGGACTTTTTGTAAATGGTAGTTTTGCAATAAGCCAAGATGGGCTTACAACAAAATCTTTGATTATCACCAGCGTTTCTTTATATGCTATGATAATTACTGTAATTTATGAGGAGGATTAAATGGATGGTCAAGACATCATACTAGCACTAACTATTTTAGTAGCCATTGTAGCAACTGCACTTGCATTTGTAAAACCAAAAGAGAAACACACTCACTAACTTTTAATATCTCTCTGTAAAAGATTATTATTTTATGGAGAGAATTATGCAACTTATCACATTCAACGATGTAGAGCTTCATCTACAAGAACATTCACAATATGAGTTTTTATTATCAAACAAAGAGGTCGCTTTAGGGTATGGTATAACTGAAAATGCAATCATTAAACATTTAAAAAGACGCTCCGACGAACTCATAGAAGGCAAACACTGGCTACGCTTAGAAGTCCAAACAAAAGGTGGCAAACAAAAAGTTATCCACTGGACCAAAAAAGGAATAGTGCGTTTAGGCTTCTTCATCAAAAGTGAAAATGCTAAAAAGTTTCGTGATTGGGCTGAGGACTACATAGTAAATAAAAAAGCAACCCAAACGCAACACAACCCATACATCTACCAACTAGAACGAGAGAACACAGAACTACGCCGTGCTATAAATCGCCTATCTCTCAAACCAACATACAATGAAGAGCTTAAAAAGCTACAAGACGACAACAAAGCCCTAAAACGCACCCTCATAGACTTCTCAAATAGATACCACACTATCGTGCTAGAAGCTGAGGACAAAGTACAAGCCATAAAAAGCGAACTCACAAAAATGACGAACTGTTTCCAACTATTGCCAAACTTAGCAAATGATGGAAAGAACCTAAATACAGATACAATGGCTAAACATAGTCATTGGAATTAAAAAGGAAATAAGAAATGATTTTACCAGTAAAAGTAGGATTATTAGAAGGTATGGAGATAGCTCCCGTTGGAAATGATAAGAAAAAATATACATTAATAAAATCAAATAAAGACGGAAAAATGTATGCTCTTCATAAAACACATATTATCAAACTTGATGATTTGGGTGTAGATACATTAGATAATGAATGGATATGTGTTAATTTATCACATTTACAAAGCATATTAAAATGTATAGAATTTGAAAATGGAAAAATTGTTTCATTTGATGAATTCGATATTTATAAATTATCTGAAAGTTTAGATGATGAATTTACTGAAATTGCTATGAAAATAATAGAGATGTCGAGGGAAGACTACAAAATTAAAAACGGTTTTACTTACGAGATTAATTGTAGAGATATTATTGCTCAAGAGTATGAAAAACAAGAGAAACAAAAATGACAAACTGTTTCCAACTCTTGCCAAACTTAGCAAATGATGGAAAGAACTTAAACACAGAGACAATGGCTAAACATAGTCATTGGTAAAAATCACATAAAAGGAAAAAAGATGCAATTAGAAGCTTTCAATAATTTAGAACTCATTCCTAAGCTTATGCAACATATAGAAAGTCTTGAAAATAAACTCATGAGGATAGAGCAAGTAATAGCCCCTCCCCTCACCACAAAAAAAGGAGTTGCAAGCTATTTTGATGTAGGACCAAGAACCATAAATAACTACATAACAAAAGGATATTTAATAGAGGGTACACATTTCCATAGAAAAAATGGTAAACTTTTGTTTGTGGAAGATGCTATTTTGAATTTTGATAAAAGGATAATAGCGTGAAAAAGTTGCGTTTTAAAAATAGAAATGGTGTTCTATATTATGGATTTGGAGATAGTTTAAAATCTTCTCGAATGAAAGATACTAAAATAAATAGAAATATTTTGATAGGAAAATTCAATCGAGGAGAGCTATTTGAAGATAAAATGACATCAAGTAAAACAATTATCGAACTTGTAGAAGATGTGATAAGTGATAAAAGTAAGCACTTGAAGCATAAAAGTATGATAGCCTATAAATCATCTTTTAATAACCATATTATACCATTTTTCAAAGACAAATATGTATCTTTGATTAAGCCAATGGATATAAAGATATTTCAAGATGAGATGGTAGCAAAAGGTTTAAAAAAACAGAGCATTAATTTTGCAAGGATACTGCTAAAAGAAGCATTTGAAATGGCTGTTTTGAATGAGATTATAAATCATAATCCAGTAGAAGCTGTAAGTATGCCAAAGATAAACTATACAAAAAAGAAACCGAAACCTTTTACACTTGATGAGATTGATAAGATTTTAGAGTGTGCAGAGGGTGAATATAAAAACTTTTTAGGTATATCTTTTTTTACTGGTATGAGAAGTGGTGAGCTACTTGCTTTAAGATGGGATGATGTAAATTTTGAGACAAGTACAATCACTATCAATAAAACAGTAGCTCAAGGTGTAATCAATTCAGCCAAAACAAAATCAAGCGAAAGAGACATCGAAATGATAGACAAAGCAAAAGAGTTCTTTCAAAATCAAAGATTTTTAACTGGATTAAACAATACCTATATTTTTTTAAATGCAAAAGGAACTCACTACAGTTCCAATGATACTTTCTTTAGAAAATATCAAGCCGTTCTAAAAAAATTAGGAATTGAAAAACGAGCCTTGCATAACACAAGACATACATTTGCAAGTATGATGCTAAATAATGGAATTAAACCTCTCTGGGTATCACATACTTTAGGTCATAATAATTTGCAAATAACGCTAAGTGTATATACTCATTTTATGCCTAAAAAAGAAAAAATTGAAATAGAATTTTTAGATAATAGGTACAAAAATGGTACACACAGCTAACAAATACCGATAAATAAGGCTTAGAGCTTTAATTTATGTTTAAGTACAAGTAAAGTTTTGCAATTTATTTGCAAGAAATATATATTAAATAGCACTTCCACACACTACCTTTCAACCTATACATTGAAAAACCATTGAAAAAAAACGGGTCAAAAACGGTACAAAATTTTAAACCCTAAACAAAACCATCTCATCCTCATTTCTACAATCTAAATGCACCCAACTCACACCAAGCTCCATTCCTTTCACATATTTAAACACATTTTTATTTTCTGTAATAAAATTTCTAACCTCTTCTGCATTATAATCACTAAATACAATATCAAACGCATTAGCGTATGAGTGCTGTGAACCATAACTGTAATTCGGGCTATCAGGTGTCCTTATTCCACTCCACTCTCTATTTCCACCCCAAAAATAATTATTAATTGTCATAGTTCCAAGATTGAAATGCTCTTTGAGTATATCAATAGTTTCAATCAATCTCACATCAACATAACGCCAAGATTTATCTCCATATTTCCTATACATTTTTTTCGGTACTAATTCGTGAATTTTAAAATATTTACTTTGCATTTGTTTTATTCCTTTGTCTTATTTTTATTTATTTAGTAATCTTAGGTTTATATTCTAAGTTCATAAGTTTATTAGTGTCTTTCATATCTCTACCAAGCATTGACAGAGTTTTAATATCTGTTGCATTAAGCTTACTTATAGAATCAACTATATAAGTCCCGAATGTAACACTATAGCCTATCATTACAACTACAACCCCCTTAATAAGAGTAGGAGACATATCTTTAGCTCTGCTCGAGTCTATATTTTCAATCTTAATTCTATGCTCTTCAGTAACTCCAACAAGTCTTAGTGTATCTTTAGTAAGAGCTTGAACATCTTTAGTGAGCAATCTAACACTATTACATCCACTGTCACTTGCTTGTATAGCTTCTACTGAATTAATACGATTATGTACTCTTTTATTGTTTTCACTGAAAGTCTCGTCTCTGCGTTTAAAACTTTCAGTGAGTTCTTTATCAAGTAAGTCAATTCTATTATTTACTAAATCTTGACTGCTAAGTTTTTGTGCTACATTACCAAGTTCTTTTGTTAGTTCGTGTTGTGAAGTAACTAAACTATTTATACTCATAATTATATTTTCAATAGGTACATTATCCATTTGCAAACCCCTCGTTGTATTGTTTTATTTCCTCATTTAGATATGCAATAGCTTTGTCTTTTTCCTTACAAGCTTCTTTGAGTTCTGTATAGTTCTTAATTAGCTTATTAAACTGTTTTAAAGGCAATATAACATTATCCCCTTGAGCTTGTACCTTTAATTTATTTTGCACCTTTAACCACCTTGTATTGAATTTGTAATGGGGTCATAATAGTTTTATTAACATCATAAGTTTGTAATCTAGGACATTTAGCTTTTACATACTCTGTTCTAACTATAATCTTAGGTTTATCACAACACGCATTAAATAGTGAGCTTATAAACACCAGCACTATTACGAATGTCATCTTTTTTATACTGTTTGACTTCACCCTTTAAATCCTTTTTCTTTTGTTTCTGAACTTCTTCAAATAACTTATTTTTATTTGTCGTGTTCATATCTTGAATTACTGTTCGTAAGTTATTTGATTTAACTTTTTGAACTACTAATTTATCTTTTAGTTTATTGACTTTTTGATGTTGCTCATACATAGTGTATTTGAAATATCCATATCCACTTACTATCAATGTAGCTAACACACCAAAAAATAATAATCTTATACTAAACATATCAATCCTTTGTAGGAGCTGTACTCCAATTTGTCTTAGCCATATAAGCTAACGCACCTAATATAGATGTATAGATAGCACCTATTCCTATATCACCCATTCCTTTTACCTCTGCTATAAACTGAGGCTGTAGGATAAACCAAGCAAGATAGCCTAAATATCCAATAACTAAGTATCTTGCTATTAACTTTATATCAGCTCTATTCACCCCTACTCCTGTAACAGTGGTTATGTTCAAACTTTCTAAGTATCTTACATAGCCAAGGTAATTTACCTGTTCTACCTATATAGCTACTTATAGTTTCATCTTGCGAGCCATTAAGAAACAATACATTACCCATTTGGTCTAATACAAGTAACAATCTATACCATCTTCTACGCTTTTTCATATCCCTATCAAACTTAGCATATAAGTTTGATAGTTCTTTCTTTTCTACTGTTCTAGGCATACTCATCTACTCCTTCGATATTTGCTATACTATAATCCAATCTCACTAAGCATCTCTTTCTCAAATGCTCGTTTTTTAGCAAGTGCTTCAGCAGCAAATGCAATAAACGCATCTTTTTTTGCAATGACTGCATTTGCAAAGTCATCAAGAGAACTTCCATCTGCATCTGCTAACACTTTCAAAAATGGTGCATCGTCTGCATCTGAGCTATCAAGATACTTTAATGCCTCGTTATATTGAATGGTCCATGTCTCACGCTCTACGAGTGGATAAGCTTCAATAACAGTTCGCATATCTTTCTCAAGAGACTCTTTTACGACCTCTCTAATTCTGTTAAGTTGTGCTGTATCCTGCACCAATGCTTTAAACTCATCTTGTTCTATAGCAGTACAGTTAATAACATCTTCTTGACTTGCAATAAGTGCATCAATGTCATCTTCTACATCAGCCCCAACACTTACAACATTAACCCCAGTAAAATTATTTACTTTTACTTTATCATCACCCCCACGAAACTCATGAGTTGTGAACTTATCTTCTACTTTGTTAAATTTTACATACTTGAACATTTATTATCCTTTTCTATGCTGTTGAGAAGTTTCATCATCTCAACAAACTTTCTATTTAAACTTATTTCGCCACCACTAACTTTTTCGTGTGTACTCATACCGCTCACTATCGTTCACTCTTACAGAGTAACAGAGGCAAAACCCGCCACATCGTCGCCCGAGTGAGACGAATCATTGTAGAGACTGGAGCAGAAAACACCAGCATAACCAGAGCTGCCCCAACTCCCACCGACAATCACGACCGCACCGTGTCTTAAATATCTATAAACACCATCATTACCAAAGCTAGTAGTTCCTGAGCCACTTACACCAGCACTAGTTGGAATACCTACACTTGCTTTTTTGTAATCAAGTGAGTTTGTATCTGTTGAAAAGTTTAGTACAGTTTCAGAGCCATTTCCTAAATAAGTCCATCCTGCATTACTTCCAACAATTCCAGTTAGATTTAACATATCGTAGAGACTTGCATCTAAAAGATTATCGCTTGTTAAGTCATTTGGATTTACACCTGCTTTTAGGATTCTAAAATATCTTGCAGAGTAAACCCCATCTGTATCAGCTATATCTCTCTCCAAATCATTATCTACTGTTACAGTATTGCCATCTTTTACATCTGTTACAGTGTAAGCTGCTGTATTGTAAGTAGAACCGCTATGAGGAGACCCACCAAAATAAATAACATCATCAACTGCTAATCCGTGACTTGTAATCGTTACATCTTTTTGTCCACTGCTAGATGCCGTTCCAGTTACTTTTGCTAGGTATGTAAGCCCTGTAACAATCTTCCACATATTACCGTTCATATCTGCAACACCTGAGTTTTGTCCATTATGTGTAGTCTTTGCAAAGTTTGAACCACTTCCTGTTAATGCACAGTTTGAGTATCCACTACCTGTAAAAGTTACACTTGTATCATTCACATCGTGAAGGGCACTTACTAGACAACCTTTTGGAAAGTAAGGTGCTACATCATTAAACGCACATAAAGCAGTTGAAGCACCACTTTGACTTTGAGCAAGTGCTATAAGTTGCAGTGCATTCCACTCAAATATTGTCGTTGTTTTATATCCCGCTGCATGACAAGCATCAACAAAGCCTGCATAGTTATTCGCTGGAGCAGATACAAGACTTCCAATAGGATTATGAGAGCTACTTGTACTTACTGGGTCAAGATACTGCTGAGAAGTAAGCTTACCCCCTACATTTCCTGCCAAATACTTGAAGTGCAAAAAACCATTTGGTGCATCATAAAACGCACGAGGCTTTGCAAAACCACTTGTTGAAGTTGAAGATATTGAGATAACATTCCCAACCATCTTATAGTAAAAAGGTGCTATATACTCAAACACACTCCCAACTACATCAACAACACATCCGTAGTTTGGGTTCATAACATCATCATGACCACTCATTTTTGTGTAACCTGCTGGCAACAACTCATCTTTTAATGCTGCAACACCAAAACCTGCTGTTCCAGGTACTCCAATGTTGTATGCTGTATCTTCAGGAAGAATATCAAAACTCATTGTGTATAGCTTCTCTAAAGATGAACCTGCATACGCTACCTTTTCTAAATCTGTCTCAGTTTTAGATACTTCTTCTAATCTCTGGATTATTGTATCTCTTGCACTCTTCATTCCCATTACTTACTCCTATTTAATTTAGTTTGTAGTTTAATGACATCGCTAGTCATAGACTTATTCCAAAATCTTTTGCTTTTAACACTCTTGCATTTTTGTCAATTTTTGCTGTATATTCGCCTATTTGTGACTCTATCGCTGTTGCTATTGCACCACTAATATTATTGTTAATCCCCTCTACAGTATTTTTATAATCTTCTGTAGTATCTCTAAAAGCCTTTGCCTCATTAGCACTTGTAAAAGCATTTGTAGCACTATTACTTGCATTTTTTTCTGCTGTTTGTGTAGCTGTTTTACTTGTTTCTACATCATTCGCAGTGCTATTTATCCCTGCAATACTCGCATTTATTGATTTTATTACATCAACAATCTTCCCCCACACATAAGAAGCATTAGCTCTAAAATCAGCACTACCCTCTACTGGTATCTTTGCCTCATCAAAATTCGTTACTGTTGGTATTGACATTATCTCTCTCCTTTTCTCATTATAAATACCCCTCTACTTGGAGTTGGTATGTAGTCTTAGCTACACTTATCGGCATATCATGGTCTTTCAACTCTCCATAAATGAGCAACGCTTTATATCCACCATCTCTCTCATCTCCAACAAATATTGCAGGAGTATCTGCTAAGTCGTTTAGTCTGTTTTGGATGATGTCAATAGCAAAACTATCTATAATACATGAGATAGACATTCTTTTATATCTTGCCTTTCTTCTTGTGATTATATTTCCAAATCTATCTCGTGACTTTGATGTAACACCTCTCATACTTGAAGTAGGGTTTGGTTCAATCAGTGTCAATCCAAAGTTTTTACTTCTACCATACGCTATATGCCCTACTGCTACGACATTATCAGGATTGTTAATATAAACTTCAAGTGTTGCATCATAAACAAGAGGTAAAAGCACAAAGAAACTTCGTCTATACTCAGTAGGTGCATAAGTCCAATCTTGCCAATCATAAACATCCCTAAAAGCAATATCAAAAGTCTTATCAAATACAACAGTAGAGTCATCATCATTCTTTGTAACAATTACTCGTATTGTCTTTACATTTTCTATAGCGTCTATCATCAAAACATCACTGTCGGAAATACCAAATTTGTAGTAAATCTCGTCACTATTAGAACATTTGCTACTCCCAAGCTCATCAAAAGCTCTCATGTAGTTTGTAGCCCCTCTATCAAACCAATATGTACCTATACCTGTTACAGGATTCACATCATTCTCTGGTTTAGCTAATGCATTATCATCCCCTTTTGGAACTGCTTGAATTGCCTCGTATTTTCTATAATAAGGGGCTTTTACTTGCACCAAATCCCCTGTTGTATAATCATCTTTAGAACTATCATAGACAGCTATCCCAGCCTCTTCCTCATCTATGTTAGAATCTAATATGTTTGCTTTAGTTCGTGGAGCTATTATCATACTATTCTCCTTGTCGTATTCACTGCTATTTCATCGAGCAATGCACTCTGTTCAAGAGATTCTTTCTTAAGCTCTCGTATCTCATTTGCTTGTTTCTCTGTTAATATAATAAGTTTCTTAAGCTCAACAACTACATCATCTTGGTTATTGCTAACACTAATTCTAGTAGCGTTAGAAGTAAATCCACCAGTAGCAAATGTTTTACTATTTCTAGCTTCTTCAAGAGCGTTAAAGAGTTCAGGGCGTTTGTGTAGCATCCATCTAGGGGTTACACACTCATCTTCATGTACTATCCCTGCTCTTTTAAAGCCTGTAGAGTCTGATTTTGTATCTGTTAATTTTGGCGATAATATGCTTGCATTTATAGCATCTAGTTTTACGCCTAGTGAACCTAATAATAAGTTACTTGTGTCTAACTTAGTAGTAAGGCTGTTTTCAATTTTCTTTAAGTAATCTACCTTGGTGATTGCAGAGTCTTTCATAGCTTTAAATTGTCTAGCAGCTACAATCTGTGCATACTTTTGGTCTTTAGAAGTTTTAAAATTACTAGAATCAAAAAGTGTACTAGAATAAGAAATAGTTTTTTTCAAACTATCTTGATAAGCTTTATAATCTTTTGTTTTTGAAAGATTTAATGTACTGCTCATTGAATCATAATAATTTTGTAAAGCGAACTTTGAACCGTTTGCTGATACTTCTAGCTTTAGTATATTACTTGTTAAAGAGTCAATAATAGAGTTTAGGATTGATGTATTTGCTTTTGCTTGTTTTATAACATCATCATTGGCTTTCTTTGTGTCCTCTAATAAGTTTATATACCTCTGTCTAGCTTTATCTTCTCGCCCCATCTTATCTAAAACTTTTTGCCTCTGATAAATCTCATAGTCTCTAGCATTATGAGTAAGCTTATATATTTTATCTAACTGTTTTACTTTATTGGTGTTATCGACTGTTACATGGATAAGTTCTTTATTTGCTAGTAGGAAGCTTTTCTCAGCATCCGTTAAACCACCAACACCACCTTTGAGATTATCAAATAGAGCCATAAGCTGTGTTTGAGTTGTTGCAACATTTACACCTAACTTATTAGCTTGGTCTTGTACTAATTGGTCTTGTGTTTTGAATGAGTCTTTGAACTCTTTCATATTTGCATTTGACTTAGATGTTGCTTCTGCTACTGCTAAAATTGCATCTTTATTATCCATAATAGTAACAGCACTAACACCATAAGCATTTGACAAGTCATTTTCAAGCTTAACTTTTTCAGCAAGCTTTGTAGGGTCTTCTGAATTAAGTAAAGCTATATTATCTTTAGTAAGATTGTTCGTAATCTTATCTAATACATCTATAGATGACTTTAAATATTCATGTAGGCTTTGAGAGCCTTTTAAGTCATTAACAGTATTTGTATCTTTGCTTAGCTGTTTCTTCTGATAAAAGTTATTATAAAGAGCATCATACTTCTCTTTAAAATCTTTACCTGCATCTAGCACAGTCTTGTAAGAGTCTATAATAGACATTGCAAAATCATGAGAAGTCTTTTCAGCTTTGTTTATGATGTTTTTGTACTCTCGATCTGTTACGCCAAAATTACCTAGGTCTCCATTTGCTTTAAGCTTATTAAGGAAATCTATCTGATTTGATTGATTACTTAAGTATTTCTCATTTAAAGTTGCTTGCCAAGAGTCATTTCTGACATCACCATCAGAAGAACCATAAGAAGATGTAGGGGTGCTTAATGTAACATGCTCGGCATTTATTGCATTACCATAAAGTTTTTTTAGTCTTTCAAGTTTAGCATTGTTGCCGTCTATAGAATAACCACCATTTTTAGCAAAATGTACTTTATTATTTGAGTCTGTAAAGTATTCTGCCATATCGTCTGTATCGCTTTGGTATGAGCCTATATGATACCCATTCATTTTTTTAGGGTATGCACCTAACCCATCATCAGTTCCTGGTGTAAGTGCATAAAAATCCTTACCAATCTTACCAAGACTATCAATAGCATCAGCCTTAGATTGAATAGAGTAAGTTTTACTTGCAGACTCCAACTGTTTAGCAACAGCACTACCACCATAACCACTAATCGCTTGGAGTAACTCTATCTGCCTATCAAGTCTATCTGTGATTGGCTTAGTGTTATCTAGGTAAGTTTCTGACTTTTGTTTATATACATCTGAACGAGACGGAGCAGATGCTCCACCAGAAGCTCCACCTGAGCCACCTAATTGAGACAACATTGCTATATTTGGAAGCATTGCTGCTGTTGTGGCAACCACGGCAGGAATATTAGCAGGGAATGGTGCAGAAGCCCAAGCACCTTGTATTGCTGTAATACCATTCACAATACCGAGTGTAGCTTGTATTGCTTGGAAAGCTTTTGCTTGTGCTGAACCTGCTTCATAAAAGCCAGACATACTACCTGCTAAATCAGCATAACCTTTTATTTCTGCACTGGTTTTGCTTTCATTAAGAGCCTTCTGTTCTTTAGTGAATTTTGTAGACAAGGCTTTTTGCTTTATTAGCTTTTCACTAGCTGGTAATCTCTGTTTTTCTAATTTTAACCATGATTTTGCATAATCATTTTGTAATTTAATATCAGCCTTATTGTATTTTAACTTTCCTACATCAAGGTTTGTGAGTGATTTTGATATGTTTGCTATGTCTTTAGCTGTACCAGTTAAGCTGTTTCCCCAGTTCATTCCGCTTTGTGCTAATGCTATTTGAGAATCAAGCATAGACTGCATTTGAGAATTAGCATCATCAAGCCCTTTTACAGTTAGGTCAATACTATAGTCTTGTTGCATTGTATCCAATAAACCACGCAACTGTTTGTTTGTAAAAGCCCCACTCCCTGCAAGTTCTGCCATTTTATCGCTTGTATCTTTTAGCCACTTATCGTAGTCTGTTCCCATTATTGATAGATAAAGGTCTTTGGCTTTTTGCTGGTAATTTAATAATGCTTTAGCTCTCCATACATCTAACTTATGAATTTGAACAATCTTACTTGATTCATATTTATAAGTTGTATTTACTAAATCTTTATATTTGCTATATTTTGCATTTATTTTGTCTTTTGCTGATGATTGTATGTTTAAAAGAGAATTTATCTGTTTTGCTAATGCACTCTCTTTTTTTAAGTCTTCTTCAACTTTATTTTTTTGTTTAAGCAGTTTATCTTGATGTTTAAGTGTTTCTTTTTTTAAATTTAGTACATCAATTTCATACTGTATATATTTCTTTGCTTTTTTATTAGCTAATAGTGTATTTCCTAAAAGTCCTTTTGTTAAGATATTATCTCGTTCTCTAATTAATTGAATTAATTTCAAATTTAAATCATTGATATTATTAATATCCCCAACTTCTTTAAATTGCATTAGATAAGAGTGCCATTCATCTTTTAATGTCACTACATCTTTTGTAAAACTTTTTATATTATTCTTTGAAATATCAAAAATATCTTGAGTTAATAACCCTGCTAATTGAGTCCATGCAGTATCAAAATTCGATACTGCTACAGTCATAGTATCAAGAACTTTTAATTGACCTAGTTTACTTTTTACCAAACCTACTACATCTTTAGTATTTTTCAAAGCTTTATTTGTCAAACCTAAAGAGTTTAAAAATCTACCTAAATCACTATTTGCCAACACTGTACCAGTTGCAAGTCCATCGACACCTGCTAAAAGTTGGTTAAACTCGACATTACCTGCGTTTGCAGCAACACTCAAAAGCTTTGTCATGTCTATCATGTCTTTTTCTGATGCACCTGCCTTTTTCATTGAGACATACATAGTTTTATAGATTTCTGTTGTTTGCTCTAATGAGTGTGGTGTTTGTGAGTTTATAGCAAGAAGGTCTTGTGCAGTCTTCACTGCCTCTTTTTGTGCTAAATTATACTTCTCTGCAATAGTTAAATGTTTACCCATTGCAGAAGTGTTTGATGATGTAGCTACTGTTAGAGCTGTAAGACCTGCTATTGAGTCTTCCATATTTTTGTTAAATGCCATACCAGTTCTCAATAGTTTTTCAACACCTGAGAAACCGGCATATGCAGAGGCAAGTGAGATAATAGCATTTTTCATATTATTGACACTTCTAGATACTGTCTTTTCAGCTTTTTCCATTCCACTGACAAGCTTTGCAGTATCAGCTTTTATATCGATAACAACACTTCCTGCTTTGTAACTCATTTACCATCTCCAAACGCACTTTTAAAAGCTTGAGCTGTTAATTCAGCATTTATTTTCATAACTTTTGCTTTCTCTTTTTTATAATCTTCTTCACTCATTGAAAGAATTTGTCCTATTTGTGAAACAAGTTTTATGTAATACTTAACACTCAACTTTCTCCACTTTAGACTATCTTTCATTGAGTCATAAAGAAATCCAGCTTTCCCCATAGCACTATAATTGTATTCGCAATCAACAGCAACATTTGCTAGCACTTTTTCAAAATATTGAAGATTTATTTTTGCATTATGTTCTCTTAATGCTCTTGCTATTCTCCAAACTGCTTTTTTTCCAACTCAACCTTAGCAATATCTAAATCACGCATAAGTGCTGCATAGCCTTTTATCTCTGCGTATGTCTCAAGCTTTTCTTTATCTTTTCCACTTATAAGCATATTAAATCTATTTTTTGACAACTCTTCTGCAAAAGCATCCTGGTCCTCTCCACCAATCTCTTCTAAATTTGAAAACAGTGCATCAGCTTCCTCTTCAAGTTTCTCTTTTTTCTCAAGTACAGATAAAGAGCTTTCATATTTTCCAGCGAGTTCATAGAGCTCAGCTTTTTTACCAAGAGTATTTTGTTTGTTAATTATTTTCTGTACTTTTTTAAAAATATCTACAAACTGTTTCTCTTTTAATTTTTGCTTTGCTTTCTCATCAAGAGTAAATTCTCTAAAAAATATAGAGAGTTTCTCTTTTGTTTTGTTTGACTCTTTGACTTCAATGTCAATTTTATAATTAAGTTGAATTTTCATATTATGAAGCCGCCGTTACAGCTGGAAGACCATTTGGATTTACAGTAAAGTTTGCCAAAACAGCACCCTCTGCCTCTTGCGTTTGCTTAAATTCACTAATAACTACCAAATCCCATTTGTATGTTGTTCCATTATTGTCTCCCTTGTCTGAAAGTTCTATCTCAAATGGAATAGAAGTGTTATTAATAAATGCACTCTCAAGCTCTCCTGCACCATTTGCATCTGCTGGGTCATACAAAACACCAATAGATATAGGGTCAACAGTTGCAATGCCATCAACAACAACAATATTTCCAGAGTTTATAGATTTATACTCTTTGACGGCTTTTTTTCTTGAAATGTCACCAAGAGACTCTATTTCACCAACAACTTTTGAATTTGCACGCACAATGTTCCCAATAGTTTTAATACTCATAATTAAATCCTTCTAAATTTTATATCAATTAGCTGTCTATGCAGCTGCAATTCATCTTCATAGAGGTCATAAGAGGAAATAGATCCTCCCCCTAATCCAATCACTTCATTAATCACTAAGTCTTTAAGGCGCTTAGATTCTCCATAACTCTTAGAAAATATATCGATTTGAAAACGAACATCTCTACTAAGAACTTCTCCTTCATTAAAAGATTGATTTGCACCATCAAAAATAACTTGATAAGTGATAGCAGGAAAATCTGCATCCTCTGGCAAAAACATAGGATAAGCATTTGGTGTAACATTTTTGAGTGCCGCATACAAATCTTTTTCTATCATTTTGCAAGCTCCTTATCAAGTCTTTTTGCCATGTATTCTTTCAAAGCGGCAATAGCCTTATCGCCCTCGCGCTCAAAAGCAGGTCGCATAAAAGGGTGTGGCTTAATCCCACCACCTTTTGCGACAATGGCAGCTCTTCTTTTTGCTCTTTTACCACTTCTTGGTTTAAGGAGAGGATGGTCGAGCTTGGCATAAGTTCCAAATTCGACAAAATACCCATAAAATGGACTCTGTTGCATTGTTAGTACAACATTTTTTCCGTTATCCATATCTTGAGCTTTTAACCTATATTTTTCAACTCTTGGAGACACCTGAAACCACACAAGTGACTTCTTGCGAGTTTCAAACTTGGTTACTCCGATACTTTTTTTAAGCACACCATGCTCAACCGGCACAAGAGCCTTAGCCTCTTTTACAATAGGCTTTGCAGCAGCACGAACAGCACCGACAAGCACTCTTTTTTGTACTTTCTCAGGAAGTGTTTTTAAGTTTTTTAGCAACTCTTCCATCCCTAAAACTTCACTCATCTAAACAAACTCCGTACAGATTAACTGCAAGCTTCTATTCTCTTCACGAATATTTAAAACACTTTCAATGTTAAAAATACGAGTGTCAAATACAATTCTCATCTTAGGGATAATCCCAGGAATAAAACGAATTATTATCTTGTGCGACACCTCATTATGTGTACCAGCTTTAAAAAACTCTTTAGCACTAAGTGGAGTTATAGAAGCGTAAGCCATTTCAAAATCACTCCACCCTTTAGTAACCTCTCCAAAATCATCCTGTGGTCCAGAATAAGTCTGTATTATTATCTTATGCTTTAGATTTCCACTTCTCATGGTATAATCCTATATGGTTTAAGAAGATCACTTATAAAACCATCTTTAAAATCAGAAGTGATAGTGCCTATTACAAACTCCTCACGGTTTTCATAGTAAGTTGCTATTTTCACTTTCATATAAGATTTTATAGCAGATGGAACTTCTGCATATCCACAAGAAAAAGTTATCTTAATCGCTTTTTGATGCTCTTTAAATGTTGGAACTTCTGAATAGCTTATGTACCCTATACCATCCCTCTCATAAAGATAGTAAGTAGAACTATCAAGCTCAACATAAACACCATCAGCACCCATGTACTCAATTTTTAAAACTTCTATTATGGGATTTTTCGGTAATTTAGATATAAAATCATCTGTATATAGTTCATAAGTTGCCACCTCTAACTGTCTGTTTAATATATTTTGAGTATGCTCTTCTACTGACTTTATAATGTCTGTAATAAGAGCATCATCATCGCTGTGCAAAATTCTCAAAAATGCTTTTGCATCTATAAGTGAAACAGATGTTGAAGCTGGTACTACTGTTTGAACTATTTGCATGATTCTACTCCTCTTTTTTCTTTACTCGTAATCCAAGAGTTTCAATCTCTCCCACTATCTCTTCATCGCTCAGAACAACACCAAGAAATTCAGCTTCTTTGATAACAACCTGAGTATAAAGTGATTTTAACTCCACTTTGAGTTTGTCTGATTCTAAAATAGCCTTAGCCTCAGCCTCTTTTCTTGCAATTTCATTTTCAATATCATGCGCCCTTTGCATAAAAGTTTGTAACTCTTTTTCTGTTTTTGGCTTTGCTATACCTTTTTTAATGTAGCGAAGAGCAGTTGCATCATCAACTGTAACACTCTCCCCTACTGCAAAACTTCCTTTAGCACCAGAGAGGTGCTGTAATAAAATAAGTTTAATCATCTTATCCATCCGAATTTTTTCCTACATTAAATGCTTCACTGAGTGTGATTTTTCCATCAACACGAACAGTTACTTGAAAACCTACCATACCAGTTCCAGCATATAACTCATCAAGTCTTTGAATATTCATAGCCCCACGGTCTGCAATTTGGTAGTAAGAAAAGTCACCAAGAACAATAAACTTGTTGCTAGTACCTAAATCTGCCATATGTCTATCAATAACTATAGGACAACCTTTGATAGTTGGTTTTGTGCCATCACTAAAACTAGTTACAAGATAATTTCCATCACCATCTTTAAGCTTATCAATCGCTTTCATAGTGTTATCATTAAGTCTCCAAATAGCATTTTTACGGTACTCTTCAGGTAAATCATAGAAAATGTCAATAATCTCATCTGCTGTCACTGCATCAGTTGCTGCTGTTGTAGAATTTGCTCCAACTGTTGCACTTGTCACATATCCTGTTGGTTTTTTCGAACCATCACCAACTGCAAATGATGGAGCTTCTGCCGCATCAATACCTTTTGCAATTTGACCAGCCATGTAAGCTTCAAAGTTGATAGCTGTATCTGCAAGTAATTCACGAGAAACTTTGATAATACCTCCAAGTTTCCAAGCATTTAACTGTACATTTCCAAAAGTGGACTTTGTTTCACCATAAGTTCCCTCTTCATCAATCCATGCAAAAGTTGGAGCAGTTCCCTCTGTTGGAATATTTGTTGTAGATGTTGTCCCCATTACCGATGAGATAGAACGAGTTGCACTTAAAGCATTAAGTTTTGCAATTACTGTATTTTGATAAGTTACTGGTACTGTATAACCACCATCAGCATCTACACCTTCAGTCATAGAAGCTACTGCTTCAGTAATTTGTGCAGCATTTCTAGCAGAAAGGTAACTATCAAAAGCACCTCTATACTCTGCTTGTGTATCATCTATACCAAAAGAAGCTTGTGGGATAACTTCATCTGTTTGACTCTCAAGTCTTGCAACATTTCTAGCAATCTCCACATCACGATTGAGTTTTGTAAACTCTGCATGAAGTGTGTTATACTGTGCTTGAACTGTATCGTCCATAGTTGCGTTTGCATCATTGAGAGTTTGCATCTCTTTTAGTTTTTCAGCTCTTGCTGCTATTAATTGTTCTAAATCCATTATTTCATTCCTTGTTCTAAAATAAAAAGCTCTCTTGCTTTTTTTTGTTGAGCGGAAACATCCACCACCTTATTTTCAACTTCAAGCACTTCCTCTTCCTTTTCAGGTAGCAATTTTGCAACTGCTTCAAGAGATAAGTTACTTTCATTTTCTACTATTGCATTGTTACAAGCTTTTAAGCTTTCTGTAGCTATTGCAAGTGCCTCTGCTTTGTTTGTTACGGCTGATTCAGTAGCTACAATCTCATCTATAAAACCAGCATCTAGCATCTCTTTTCCATAGTAGAAAGTTTCATCATCCATAAGATTACGAACATCCTTATCGCTCATAGATGTTTTTGAAACATATGCTTTAGATATAATTGAAGATAATCCCTCTGATATATCAGCGGCTTTTCTAAGTTCTCTAAAATCTCCTAAAGCTGGTAATGATGCATTATGAATCATAAAAGTTGTATTATCATATGCTGTAACCTTGTCACAAGCCAAAACAATATAAGAAGCAATACTTGCAGCGACACCTGTAATCTGTGCAGTAATAATTCCTTTTTTGTATGCTCTTATTGCGTTAAAAATAGCAACACCATGCATCACTGAACCACCGACTGAGTTTACTTTTAAAAGCACATCTCCACTTTTGGAATTAAGTTCATCACTAAAAGATTGAGAATCTATATCCCAACCACCAATAATGCCATCAATAACAATTTCATCCATTATTTACCCCTCCCTTTTGTAAATTTTTAAGTGTAGTAAGATTAAGTTGTAGGTAATGATTATCCCCTCCATCTATTTTATTTTCATCTTCATATTTTCTTATTTCATTTGGAGAAATAGAACCTATATTAAATCGTGTTTGGTAGTATTCTGCTCTTGTTTTTGCATCTACTCTGAGCATTGCGTTATATTTAAACTTGAAATTTACAAACTTTTTCTGCTCTATTGTAAGCAAAGATTGTCTAAACTGCTCTTCTAATATGGTTGTAATAGGTAAAATTGTTCCACTATAAAACTCTAAATACTTCTGTTCTAAATTTCCATAGGCTGTATTTGCTGCATCATTAAGCATCGCTACAGGTACACCAAAAATAGCTGCTACCTCTTCACGATTAAATCTTCTACTCTCTAGCCACTCGGCATCACTGTTTTTTAAAGAGAGTGGCTTAAATGTAAGTCCACCCTCTAAAAGCAGAGGAGTACCTGCATTTTTAAGCCCTGCATACTTCTCGTTTAAATCTTTTTTTAATCTATTATAGGCTTCATCACTTAACTCTCCACCCATTTCAAAAGCTCCACTCGGTGCTGTTGCATTTTTAAAGATTTCATTTCCATATTTGCCTGAGTTTTTTGCAAACTGTAGAGACTCTTTTGCATATTCTATACGAGAAAGCCCTTTGAGACCTTGAGCATCTGGTATGTCAAAGATGTGTAATACTTGACGAGGATTGATAAGTTTTCCATTGTAAATGTAAGTTTTTTTACCATTTTCATTAAAGCTTACTACCATTTTATCTGCCATAAGTGGATAAAGTCCTGCTACTTCACCTAAATCATTACGAACTATTTGTGAGTAGTGATTACCTCTTAAATCCAAATCTTGTGAAATCATCTTTTTATAAAGTGAAGCTGTAAGGTTTGGATTTGGTTCATATCTTAGAAGATTGTAAAGTTTTGAGCTTATATAATCTTCTTTGCCTTTTTTTGTGTAAATATAAGTTTTGAGAGGGATAACGCATAGTGCGTTCGCTTTGATATTTACGCATGAAAAAACAATTGCTATTTTTTGAGCATTTTGAAGTGTTACTGCTGTATTATCCACGGGATAAAAGAGTCCTTTTTCACTCTCAATAGCACCATCTTCACCTAGAGCCATCATCTGAGAAAGCATACTCATGACTCTTTACCTTTTTGAGAGAGGATTTTAAGAGTTGTTTTATACTCATAAAACATATAAAATGAGTGAATTATAAGTGCAGTAGCATACGCATATTTAGCAAACGGTGCATATACAAGATAGACAGCAGTTGCAAGAGCTGCTAAGAGTAATGCTAAGAAAATGTAAAGTAAAATTATTTGCTTAAAAATATTCATGCAAAAACTTTACTACATTTTTTCAACAAAACTCCAAAATGTCACGAACGGTGACCTTTTTGTTAAATTTAAGCCATATTTAAGTGAAAAAGAGGAAATTTCCCTCAAAAAGAGGGATACATATTTTGAAAGAGTTGGCTAAGAGTGATTAAAAATGCAACAGGATACTGATATTTTTTATTTGTGGTATAATAATTTTATACAAGGAAGAGGAGAAAAGTATGAAAATAAAAGATATTAAATGGTACAAAATGGATGAAATCGACGACTAATGAAAATCACAGATTTACGCTAATTTTTGGTAACTAAACAAGAAGAATAGTGATACCTTTTATACATCCCTAAGCCCTCTACCCTCATAAACACTCTTACTTTCAGGCTCATACACCAAAACCCTTGCTAGAGTATTGATTATTGCTGCACATCCATCTATTTTACGATTTGGTTTTGATTTGTCAGGTTTTACATTGCCAGCTGGGTCACTTATTACTGTCATGTTTGAGACCATCCACTTTGTTACTGGGTTTTTGTCATGGAGGAGTGATCCATTTTTTATGTAATCTTTGAAGTTGAAAGTTGGCTCACTTATTGTCACATAGCCTTGTCGTATCTGCACACATCCATCAAACTCACTCTCTCGCTCTATGTTCGCAATGAGTGTTGATGCACGGTAAGGGTCATAACAAACCTCCTCTATACCTTGAGAGATTTTTTTGAGTATATCTTTTTGAATATAGGCCAGGTCAATAGTGTTTCCAGGTGTTGCAGTGATAAACCCCTCTAAAATCCACTTCGTTAGTGGTGCTCTAAGCTCTCTCTCCCTCTCTCTTATGTTCTCTTCTGGTATATAATAGTGCTGAGTCGTGTAATAGCGATTGTTTGGGAGTATGTATGTTGTTGCAAGTGCTGTAAAGTCATCGGTTCGTGATAAATCAACTCCAAGTAAGACACCAGTTACTTTGCTTAGATCTATTGTCTCCACTTCACAAGCATCCCAATCATCAAAGCCTATAAAGTTTTCAGCAGCATTTACCCATCTGTTTAAATCTTTTACCAAAAAGTTGTTTAGTGTTTCAGTTCTGTTTTTTGCCTCTTTTGCTTGTGTTCGCATATAGTCCCAAGATTTTGATACGCCTAAGTTTGGATTTGCTTTGTGCCATACTGACTCATCAAAAGGGTCATCGTTTTCATCAAGTTCGCAGATAAAAGCAAAGTATCCATCATCTTCTATGTCTCCATTCATAACTTTTTTAGCATAATCATACTCTTGATACCCAACTGATGCCGTGTTAAATCCTGCTGTGGTTATGTAAAACATCATAGGTTGCAGTCTTGAACCCTGAGAGGAGCGAATGACCTCTATCATCGTTCTATCTGGATGAGCGTGTATCTCATCACCTATACCTAAGCCAACATTGAGTCCATCTTCATTCTTTGAGTCTCGACCAAGTGTTTTGATGGTGGTGCTTGTCGGTTTTATCTCTATAGTTGAGTATGCTACATTTGATTTTTTTTGTAGCTCTTTATGAGAGCGAATCATTTTATCGCACCCATTCCATACAATTTTTGCTTGTTCCTTTTTTGTAGCAAAACAGACTATTTGGTTTCCCTTCTCTTTTGTAAGTATCGACTCTGCTATACCAACACCAGATGCAAGAAGTGACTTACCATTTTTACGACTCAAAAACCAAAAAGCAGTGTTAAATCTTCTTATCCATTGAACTTTTCCATCTTTTAAAAGTGGATTTCCATCCTCATCAAGTCTCTTTTTTTGCCAACCAAAGCAAATAGCTAGAGCCTTTTTTTGCCACTCTTCAAGATATACAGGTTTATTTGCAAGCTCACCTTCAAAGTGTTTAAGTTTTTCAATAATAGCTACATAAGCAATGCCTAGTTTTTTGTTAAACCGAATATCATTGCGTTTACCTGAGCTAACTAAGGCTAAATCATTCTCATGTCTTATAAAGGTTTTTTCATAGTATGGTGTATTTAATTGAAGTATACGATTGTTTGCTTCTGATTTTTTACACATCTAATTCGTAATCCCCTAATTCTACATTTAAATCAAATAACGAAGACTCTGACTGGTCGGACTTTATGGACATTCCCATTCTTTTTCGTGAGGAGATAGAGAGTCCAAGCTGATTGGAAATACTAATGATGCTTTTCTGTAATGGGAGCAAAGCGGTAAAATTTGCAGATAAATATTCACTTCCCTTTGAACTTGTAGCTATAATCCCCTCTTTTTTGACAATAATCATCTGTTCTATCCATAGCTCATAGTTTGAAGCATACATCGCTATCAAAGCTTCGTCCATAGAGGAATAATTGTCTCCAAGTTCTTCTCTAAGCTCTCGAACCTTTCTGAGTGCAATTTTTCCAAGTATAGGATTTTTACCGACAAGTGCTTTATCATTCACCACAGCATCTACATCAAACTTTTTCCAAGAGTTCTTTTTTGCCCTCCTCTGAATAGCACCATGAGTAATGTCATTTTCACGAGCAATCAAACGCACACTTTTAGTAGTCTCCTCATATTCAGTCCGAATAAACTCCCAATCAATCCCTTTAGCCATAACTAATTCCCTCGCTTAAGGTTAGCTATAAAATTTTCAAACCTTAAACCAAAAGCCGTTATTCCCACAAAATAGCCACCCCTATCATTTTGGAGTTTGTAAAGAGAAGGGGGGGAGTCGATACTGGGACCAAATGAAACTGTAGAAATCATACCCGCCCCCCATATAACTTTAAATCTTCTGCTGTCTTCCTGTTGTGACATGCGTGGCATAATGGTTGAAGATTTTCTATTTTTAATCGTTTAGAGTAGTCGTGTGTCAATGGTATAATATGATCTACTACATCAGCTTTTGTTTGCATATCTAATTTTAAACATATTACACAAAGCCCACCACTACGACTTAGAACCAATTTCCTTAGTTCTTTCCAAGCTTTAGAGTTATGGAACTTTTGATGCTCTTTATTTCTTCTGTTTTTGTTGTAATCTTTTGCACTTAATGAAGATAGTTCTTTTGAATGTTCTTTGCAGTATCTCTCTTTCATACTCACAAGAGTGTTGCATCCTGGTGCATTGCATATCTTCTTAGGCATAGTTCATCTCCATCGTACCAACACCAAAAAATAGCCAATTAGTATTCACCTTTCTTCTTATGCAGAACATTGTCAATTCATCGTATGGAACTATCTTTCGTGACTTCAACGAGGAAAGTCTTGTTGTAGATATATCTAACTCATGCGCCACATTCTTATCAAGGACCTTAGAATTATACTCATCACGGATAACCTCTTTTATTCTCTCAATAACTTCTTCCATATTTAACACGACAATCCTTTTAAATACTCTAATTCTTTTTAATTTCTTAGTTCTATTCTTGCTTTAGGCTCTTCACCAAAAAATGCTGAGTTGTAGCAGCTCAACAATAAATTAGTGTCTATGCTAATCTTTCCATCGTGCAAAAAGCTACCCAATCCACCTGCAAACTCAATAGCCTTAAATTCTACTGGAGTGAAGTGATTGGAGTGATCAAGTTGAACTATCTTTTGAGGAAGAGTTAGTTTATCAGGATGTGGAATATTATTAACAGAGAGCAGATAACTTACAATCTTTTCAGCAAGTTCATTGCTAAGTGCATAGTTATTAAGACTATGTTCTTGCTTGTAGTGTTTAGTTGCAGCAACTACTCTGTCGAGTGGTACAGTGTAATCAGAGAAGCCATCAAATAAACTCTCATAATATTTTTTATAGTGTTCAGGTCTAACGCAAGAGACACTACTCTCAACTAATCCAAAAGCGAATGGGTCTGATTTTATTCTTAATTTTTCCATGATTGACTCAGCGAACTGTTTTGTTATTTGACTACTCATTATATTTTTCCTTCTAGTACATCGTAAATGTTTGTATCGCCATATTGTTCTTTAAAACTCTCGTTAAAAGATTGGCTCTGTGTTTGAACTTTAGGTTGGTAAAAATCTTTCCAGCCTTTTTGTAATGCCTCAATGATTATGTCATTAGGATTAAATCCTTTGTCTGAGTACTCCTTTAATTTATTTACTAATCTCTTAACTACTGATGGAGAGTTAGAGAGTTTCTTCTTTTTTCTATCAGCTAGATACTCCTCAAAAAGTTCTTCATCGTAAAAAGTATCTTTAGGGACTATAGGGTTAGTAGTCTCTGTTGTAGTCTCTGTTGTAGTCTCTGTCAAAGATTTTACTATATCATTGTGCAACTCTTGCCCCTCCGATAGTGCAACATCTGCACTCTCTGATAGTGCAACATCTGCACTCTCGATAAGACGATTTAGTTCATCGTAATTTAGGGTATACCAATTTGTCTTTTCCCACTTGTTTGTATTATAATTATTTATAAAAATAAGACCTTTTTCTTTTAGCTTTTTAGTAATAGTTTTAATCGTTCTTAGTGACCAAAAAGGAAATTGTTGCTGTAACTCATCATAGGTATTATATGACCATTTTAGACCATTATGAATCTTCTCTGATGATGTCAACCAGTAGTGTAACTGCTGTATAAATATAGCTTCATTAAGCCCTATTTTAACTGCTAACTCAGGTAGAATAATTAGTGGATATTCATCTAATAATAATTTTTTCATAATCGTATATTCCTTTTAGATCTATTTTCTTTTTCATCTTCCCAAAATAGGTAGTCTGGTACTGAGGCTAGTTCTAAACTCTCTTGATTTATATACCTCATATCATCTAATATGAGCTCAAAGGCAAATTCTATATCTAGGTTTTCTATAGTGGCGTTTGTATAATCCTGAGAGGATATAGCCATCTGTGTAGTTTTAGCTGTAAGCATAACTTTACGAGAGAGTTCGTAAAATCTCTCGAATAGTTTTGTTAGCTTTTGGCTCTGTTGGTTGGTGAAGTTTTTGGATTGTGTACTCATAACATACTCCTGTAATATAAAAATATATTGAAAGTATGCTATAATATTACTTAAGAATATCTTTAGTAATATTTTTGAATAGTGTAAGTATTGTGAGAGTATTAATCTCTTTTTGTATTTTTCTCTATCTTTTCGGCTAAAACATGATAGATATAAGTTGTTAAATTTAGACCTGTTTTGTCCGCTAAATTTTGTAACTCTTCTTTCATTTTGTTGCTGATTTTTAGCTGTACTAAATTGCTTTTGTTCTCTTCTGCCATAATAATTCCTTAAAAATTGTATTGCTATTTTATCTAAAAAAGCATAGTAAAATCTTTGTCTGTTCAAAAACTTTGCTCTGCTCATAGAAAAAGTCCTGCTTCTACTTTGTTTGATATTGGCTCATCGTATGATTTGTTTTCATAGATTGTCTCATGTGCTACTGATATTTGTCTATCAGGTTTAGGTGTTATCTCCCTCTGCACTTTAAATGCTTTTAGATACTTTATAGCTCCATAGTTGTCTTTAGTAAGCACTATCTCTCTCATATTAGAGTCTTTAGTTTCATTGACTTTGTTTATCTCATATACAGTTCTTGAAGCATCTACAAACGCACCTGCTCCACGAGCATTGCTTTTTAAAGTGCCATCGTTGTCTTTTTTTGAATGATGTAAGAAGATGATACATTTGTTGGTATCTTTCGCCCAGTCCATAAATGGTTGCATAAATGTTCTTGCTTGAGAGTTGTCATTCTCTTCTCCTCCATAAAATGCTAAAAGAGGGTCAAAGATGATTAAATCATAATCATTAAAATTCTTTTTAAATTTATAAAAGTCTGCATGAGAAAATTGTTTGTTTTTAATAAGCTGAATAGGAGGACGAGAAACAAGTCTTATATTTTTAAGACTCTTTGAAGTATGCAAAATATCCTTGCATATTGCCCCTGCTCGTGCTTTAGACTCAAAAAGTGGGTCTTCACTAAGCCATACAGCACACTTCTTATCTGTTGCATGTGTATGTCTTATACTTAGTTGCATTGCAGTCCAACTCTTACCAGTTCCACCAGGTGCTGCTATAATTGTCACAGTTCCACGAGGAATTGGCATCCACTCTTCGAGTATAAATTCTGTTTTACCATCTTCTATATCATCTATGCTTATAATGCCAAAATCACTAGCTGAAGAGTCCATCTCTACGATTGCATTTAACTCTTCTTCAACTTTAGTAATGATAGTGTCGCTAGACTCATTCTCTTCAAGAGCAGATCTCTTTATAGTTGTAGTCATACTAATCAACTTTCTCACTCTCGACTTATCAACAATCTCATCAACATAAGCTTTAGTATTTGAAATTGGATTATTCATAAGTATTTCAAGCATAACATTTTCTTCAAAAGCTTTGTTTTTCTCAAGCTCTTTTTTGATAAACTCTTCATCTATCGGTTTGTCAGCTAGTGTCAAGTTACTCATAGCATGATAGATGTTCTGATGTGCAGGAAGATAAAAATCATTTATGTTGAGAGTTGCATTTATTTCTTCAAATGTAGCTGGGTCAAAGAGAATAGAAGATAATACACTTCTCTCAAAAGCTAAATTATAGAGTGTATCTTGCATCTAATACTCTCTCGCTGTTGGTTGAGACTCAAAAGGACATCCTGCACCTTTGTAAAAATATCTTGCATGGTAGCCATTTCTATTTTCATTCGCTTCATTATAAACCATTATAGGACAAGCGTTTTTGTACTCTATATATTTCTTTTTTAGGTCTTGCATGCGTTGTGCTAGTCTTTTTATTCCCATCTCTACTGCTTCATCATGAGTAAGTGAGCCACCTTGTTTAAAGTAGTTATTTAGTTTGTCAGGCTGGGATCCTTTTAGAAATGGGCGTGCCATCTACTTCTCCTCTGCATTTTCAAGCATCAACTCAAGCTTACGCTCCAAACTACGCAACCCTTTAAGTGCTTCGCCTATTGCTTCTGCTTCTCGTGCATCTACTTTTCCATCTTCTAGTGCATCCTTTGTAAGCTTTGCAAGATTACCAGTTGCTGTATCAATGTTTAAGACACCTATAACGACCTCATGCATCACATCGCCACCATCTGCCATAGTCTCTATTGGGTCATACACCATAAGCCCACGCTCTGCACACATTGTTTTAAGTATGCTGTCATCATCCATCAGCTCACAAAGTTTCAGCACCTCTTCTACTGTAA